CCTCATCTTCGTAATCACCGAACCGTTCTGGCTCGATTGGATCAGGCAAGATCCATGCAGGGTAAGCAGATCGCTCTACTATAATTCCTAGAACAGTTTCCTCATCAAAACCTGCACGCTTTAAAGATTGAGCGAACTCATACATCCCAATGCAATAAGCATCGAGAGCTGAGTAATCTTGCTCAACTAGATTCTTAGTCGCTTTTCTTGCCATAGGATAATTGTTACCTCTCTAACAGGACAATGATTGTCTCGACACGCGCTTCTAATCGATTTAGTCGGTCATTCATAGAGCTACCGCCATTGGGCTTTAACTCAGCAAGGTAGTGCTTAACGAGCCAGCGAACTGCCATAGCGAATGATCCGATTACTGTTGTCACCGCTGCAACGATTGCTGCGATGTCTTGCGGACTCATTACTTCTTAGGCGTGGCGTATCCGAATACACCTGATAGAACAGCCCATAGGACTGCGCGATAGTCAAGATCAAAGTTGCTCGATGCCCATGCAGCTAGAAATGCTCCAGCAGCTAGGATTGCAGGGTTCTTGATGTTCTTCATTATTCTCCGCCTAACATAGATATTTGAAAAAAAGCCCCATCATTATCAGCTTCTTTCTTAAAGCTGCAATGAAGATGCTTAACATGTTTGTTTGCGCCCTTGTACTTGCGCCATTTCCAGTTAAGGATCTTGGAGCAGATGTGTCCATCAAAGATGATGTAAGCAATACGATTGTCTTTTTTTGATTTTGATAAGGTACGAAGTTGATCTGCAAGATCGCCCATAATGTCTGGCTTTGATCCCTTGAATAGGTCACGATCGATGTCGATGGCACGAACCCAGCCTTGCTCATCTGGATTATGATCAGACTTGCGAGCAGCGTGTCGGGTATCACCGATCCAACCATCCGATGTGCGGTCACGATCTGGGAATGAATCATCAATCTGCTCTCTTAACTGACTAGCAGCTTTAGAAAGTTTATGCTTCACAGTCCAAGTGCAGCCTTCAGATCTGCAATCGATAAACCGACCCTGGCAAGTTTGTCGTCGAGTGTTGGCTCTGTTTGTGCCGGAGAATTATGGGCATCTAATAAAGCCTGAGCTTGCTCTGCGGTGATGTCTCCCGAGACGTAAAATTGATTTTCGCGAATAAACAAATCGCAACCAGTTTCATCTTTAAATACAAGAGAATCAGTCGGCTTATTTGGTGTCTTGACTTTGTGTTCCATAATTATGCTCCTAAGTATGCGCAAGAAAAATAGGTTGGGACTGTGAAAGAGTTTGAGCCGTAAAAGCCAACTGATGAAGCAACATAAACCATAATTTCTACATAGTCATTAGCGGCTAACAACATATCTATCGAAGAAGTCGCCACAATAACACCTGTAGCTGATGGTGGAGAAAAAGAATAACCTTGCATAAATTGAGTGCCATTCTTAAAAAAAGCATAACGATAAAAACTCGTACTGTCTGCAATAACACCAAAATTGAAATTGTAATAACCAGCATTGGTCACTGTTAGCCGTGAGTTATTTGTAGTGTTATCGTGAAATGAGCCAGTGTCGTATGTTTCCGCTTGAAAAGTTAAAGCTGTATAAGTTGAAGCAGTGCTTACTGTTTGAGTTGCATTTTTAGTTACAAATGCTCCGTTGAACGATGAACCAGCAGCAGCCCACTTTAATCCTGTGGCGGCGGTTGAATCGGCTTGCAAGACTTGTCCATTTGTGCCAACGCCTAAACGAGCATCAACAGTAGTAAAAGTAAAGAGATCGCCTTTAGTGGTCAAAGGTGTTTGATCTGTTGGCGTTGTCCATGAGAAGTCCATGTCTGTGTTAGTTGCCTTAGCAAGGACTTGACCAGTCGTGCCACCTTTGAGATCGACAAGCGATGCGTCAATAGAGTCGCCTAGTGTCTCAATGGCTACTGCGCCATCCTTCACTAGGTCAGTACTGGTTGGTACTGCCCAACCAAAATTAGGGGTTGTTGTTGCCATTAGGTTAGAGCTCCGATCGCTTTAGACCACTGTAGTGTACCATTTACGCCACTCCAGATGGTGTTAGTTGGAATTACTGTTGCCCATGTCGGGGCTATAAGAGAAAAGTCTGTTGGTGAGACATAGATAGTCATGTCCACAAAAGTAGGCGTTGCCCTCATTGAGATACCCTCTACAAAGCCTGAGAAGTATCCCTCGAACATATTGAACGGCAAGTTAGTGATAACTACAGGCTCACCAAAAAAGAGGTTGATAAGGTCATCTAATTGAGCAGATGGCATATTGGGATTGTCAAGTCTAAAAGTAATCTGGTCAAGCTGTGTTCTAGGGGTTGAACGCAAGGCTAAATCTCTTTCGATAATGTCCTCGATGTCCGCTGTGTGACGGATATTAGAGTCAAATGATCGTTGATAGCGTCCATAGGTAGAAATTGAAGCAGCATCTGTGGCTGAATAAGTGCTGCCGTAGTCGTTGCCATAGCGCACGATCTCACTGTTTCGAATCTTGCCAATCTGTAGAATTGACTTAACGCTGGCAGGGGTTGCGTAGTTAGCGTCTAACTGTGTTGATCCATTAGCAGCTAGGTAATTGCTTCGATGATCTCCGTCTGCATACCCGATGCGCCCCTGCTTGTCCTCGTACATGTTTCCGAGTGCGCTGTCTGCGATCTGCTGTACTAAGGTCTGAGTGTTTCGAGTTGCTGCTGCAAGATTATCCATCTGGTATAGACCGGCATCGATCTCGCCTAATCCTACATTTTCTGCATAAGCCCACGTCGTAGTTGGATCGTAATTGACCCATTGAAGGGAAGGTGCTACTTCCTGCCATTGATTGACCAGCAGATCTGAAAGGATGATCCGGATCTGTTCGCCATCAAGATCATGAGCAACTGCTGCTGTGTAGATAGCTTTAGGCAGTTTAGCGAGAGCACCTACTGCAAGGATAGAACCTAGAGTTACAAAGCCTGTTTCTTCTGGAGTTCTGACAGAAGTCGTAAAGTCTGAAACAGTGCCGCCGAATACAGGCACATAAGTACCTGTGCTGTCTTTAAGTTCTAGGCTAAGAATATCTGTAACATCTATGTCAAAAAGCTCATTAGTCGAGTTGATAATGTCCATGCGAGCATAACCTGCTTGACATTGACGATCGATGTCAATTCGACCAATAGTGACATTAACTGAGGTTACATTTGTATAAACAGTAGTGCCTACTGTAATGCGCCATTCTGGAAGCCATGTCATGCTATCGACAGACTTGTAGTTCCGCGCTGATTGGCTTGACGGATAGCATCCTCAATCGCTCTAGCAATAGCTTCTGGATCTCCAATGCCTGTATTGACTGTAATGTTGAAGTCTCTGTCGCGTGAACCTACTGCGCCTGAATTAAACAGAGAACCGCCTTCTGCCGCGCGGAAAGATCCAGAATTAAATGGATTCATCGCTCCATTAGCAAAAGAATTGACCAGAGCATTAAACGCGCCTGCATCTTCTACGGTCTGGAATACAGGTGGCAAGCCATCAACGAGCTTAGTAAATTCTTTACCATTCTCGCCAATAACTGAAATAACGCCGCCTAGAGCTTCTGTTGCTGCATTGATTTCTGCGATACTTCTAGGTGCAGTAGTTGGAGAAATCCCATTAGGTGTCTGAATAAATCCACCATTATTAGGAGAGGTGATCGTTGGAGTACCAAGATTAGGTGTTGTAATCGTGGTCGATTTCATCTTATTTAAGAGATCAAGCATTTCATATAATTTGCGGAGTGTTTCATCCAGATTACTTTGCTTGATCAAATCTTTAGCTTGTAAGCCATTAAGAATGGATTCAATGGCACTCATTTGAGTTTTTTGATTGGACAAAGCACCAAGAATCTTTAGATCTTCTTGAAGTTTCTTTGTCGCTGCAACGATAGCCGCTTCATCCTTAGAAGCAATGGCATCTTCAAGTGCAAGGATGGACTGCTTCACATTCAATCGAGCAGTATCGTTAGCAATTTGTAGAAGCTGTGCTGCATTAGTAGTCTTGCCTAATAGTTCTGCTTGGTTGATTAAAGCTGCATTGAGTTGGATTTTATCCATATCAAAAAGATTGTCACCCTTGCCAAGCAATAGGTTAGCCTTGTCGATTGCTGCTGACAGTTTCTTATCTTTAAGGATCTTAGCCTGTGCTGCTGCTTGCTCTTTTGTGAGCTTTGTAACCTTAGTCTGAGTCTTTAGAACAGTGTTATCTACCTGACCAGAAACGGTCATAGATATATTGCCCATGCCCTTAGGAATTACACCCTTGCGGAATGACTGCTCATCTAATCGTTTGTTTAGATCACCTAGTAAAAATAATGCACCTGCAATTGCTGTAGTCATAGGCAAGAAGGCTGCCGCTGCTACAAGACCAACTGCAATAAGGACAGGTTTAAACTCTTCTAGCTTGCCAATTAATAAACCGACATTCTTTAAAGTATCTGCAATGCCTGTTGCTAACTTATCGATGTTTTGAATTCCGGCGTTAGCACCACCACCGGATAAAGCAGTGATAGCATCAAATAAACCTTTACCAATAGTTTCTTTAGCATTGTTAGATGCAATCGTGAGCTTATCTAACTGACCAGCAAATGTTTCTGCTGCCGCTGTTGCTTGTCCTGCGAACAAAGTAGTCAGACGTTGCTGGATTTCCTCGAACGAAGATGAACTTAATTCAGCCTT